AAAGAGTTTGAATGTAACGGTGCTAATAATGGCAAAGGATGTTATGAGGATTGGTGTGAAGACCAGAATTGTAGAAATGCCCCTAAAGAATACAACCAAGCCCTAGACGACCTCCTCTCCTCCCTATCCCCGTCTTCCGAAAAAGCGGGGGAGATTAACAATAAAGAATAAGATGAAAAATCTAAAAGCGATGTTATCTAGTGAGGATATGACGTGGGAAACTCCACAGGATTTCTTTGACAAGTTAAACGAGGAATTTAACTTTACGCTTGATCCGTGTGCTACTCCTGAAACTGCGAAGTGTAAGAAGTTTTACACAAAAGAAGATGACGGACTTTCAAAAGACTGGAGAGGAGAAAGGGTTTTTTGTAATCCTCCCTATGGCTCTGAAATCAAACACTGGGTAAAAAAGTGTAGTGAGGAGGGAACACTAGTAGTTATGTTAATCCCAGCAAGAACAGATACAAGATACTTTCACGATTATATTTACCAGAAGCTGGATGTAGAGATAAGATTTATTAAAGGTCGTCTTAAATTCGGAGATAGTAAAAATTCAGCACCATTTCCAAGTATGGTAGTAGTTTTCTCCTCCCTAGAGATTAACCCTAAATAGATAGTGAGAAATAAGAAGACGTGGTATAATACAATCAATAATGATAACTAATCCACAAGGGTTCAATCAACACGTACCAGACCCAAGACAAGCTAACTTCCTAGCTAACTACTTAAGTATGGATAGTGAAACATACAGTAACGCTTTACAGTCCGCCTTAAGAGCAGGATATGCACAAGAGTACGCAGAAAGCATAACAGCTCAGATGCCTACATGGTTACTAGAATCTCTCGGTAAGAACAAAAGATTAAATAAAGCAGAAAAAGTAATAGATAAGATACTAGATTTAGAACCTTTAGATGAAGAAGGAAAACTAGACAATCAAGCCTTGAAGACACAGGCAGACATTGCTAAGTTCATCGCATCTACTGTAGGGAAGAAAGATTACTCAACTCGTAGTGAGCACACAGGGAAAGACGGAGGAGCTATACAGGTAGAGGGTGTTGAGATAACAGTAAGAAAATAAAAAGGAAGAACATCAGCTTGTTATGAAAGTTAATTTTGAAATAGACGCATCACATCTTCCTTTATGGGAGAACACTACATGGAGATATGCGTATCTCATGGGGGGGAGAGCAAACGGACGTTCAGGATCTGCATCACGCTATGCTATCTCACAGCTACTCTCTAAGGAAAGAACACGAGGGGCTATCATGAGAGCAACAAGAGAAGATATACGAGCATCATGTTGGGGAGAACTCAATGACCGCATCACCGAGCAAGACGTACGAGATACATTTCAAATAACCGATAATGATATGGTTATCAAGATTAACTTGAACTCGCTACGAGCACACGGTTTCAGAGCTTCTAGTGGGTCATTAACTGCACGCTTGAAGTCTTTAGCAGGATATAACTTTGTATGGATAGAGGAAGCAGAAGAAATAGGAGAGAATGAGTTTAGAACACTCGATGACACCCTAAGAACAGTAGACGGAAGAATCCGTATCATACTCACGCTCAACACACCTCCTAAGAATCACTGGATTATACAGAAGTCTTTTAATCTCTTACCTCATCCAGACGCACCTGGATTTTTCATACCTGTTCTTAAACCAGAACTTACCGATACTATTTACATTGGAGGAACCTATCGAGAGAACTTGCCAAACCTAGACGAGCACACTGTAGAGAGATACAAGAACTATCAATTCACTAACCCTGACTACTACTGGCAAGTCATTGAAGGACTATCTCCTGAAGAAGTGAGAGGAAAGATATACAACGGGTGGCAACTCATTGACGCTATTCCAAAGGAAGCACGGCTTGTAAAGTTCGGAGAGGACTTTGGGTGGTCGCCTGACCCTGCGGCAATCGTTGCGGTGTGGTATTGGAACGGCTCATATATCCTAGATGAGGTTGCATTCGGCACAGAGCTCACCAATGAGTTTCTCGCAGGAGAGATTAAGAGATATGGCACCGCTATCACTATGGCTGACAGTGCAGAGCCTAAGAGTATTAACGAGCAGAGGAAGTACGGGGTTGTAGTGCAAGGCGTAGAGAAGGGAAAGGACAGTGTTATCTTCGGTATCAAGGTGGTATCAACCAAGAAGATTCTCGTTACCAAGAGAAGCACAAACCTATGGACAGCCTATGAGAACTACAAATGGGCAGAGGATAAAGATGGCAAGTCTAAGGGAGTGCCCGACCACTACTTGTCTGACTTTATGGATGCTACACGCTACGCTCTTGCTTCCTTACACAACAAAACAAGCGACATAGTTATTCACACAGCCCCTCGCAAAAGAGGTAATATAGCGGTATAATATATGAATGAAAACCAAACCAATCAAGAAGAAAAAGAAGGGATACTAGTTGTGGAGAAATTCAACTGGCTTGTGCCTGAATGTTGTAGGGAGGGCTGGGACTCTTGCCCCCATGTAGTTAAGAAGAAAAGGAAAGCGAGAAAGAACATTGGACTATGAGAGGAGCACCTACTAAAGAAAAAATTGAAGCATTACCCGTACACCCTCTTCTTGAGGGTATTCCTGATGGAGTAAAGAATGTGGAAGCCTATGTCGTGATAGAGCGTGAGCTATTTAATATCGTGAAGTCTTCCCATAAGCACAAGAAGATTGGAGTGTGGATGAGGTGTAAGCAGTGTCAGAAAAGACACGTCATGCAAACAGAGCGTATTGTAAGTCTCGGCTTTAAAGACCGTGCACAGTATTCTCTTTGGCGTAGAGTAATGGATATTATCTATAAAAAACAAAGCAATGAAGAAAAAGAAAATTAAAGAAGTGATTGAGGAAGTGAGTGAGGAACAGAAAAAGAAAGACAAGATGCAGCAAGCAATCGCAATGCTTAACGACATTGCACGCATTAAGCTCGCTCCTTCCCCTATTCACGGTGTGGGAGTCTTTGCTCTATCTAAGCTAAACAAGGGAGAGCATATTTACGCTGACTCTATTCCGAACCTCCTTGATATTCCCTTTGATATGTTTGACCAGTTACGACCAGAGGTTGCTGAGCTTATTCTTGGTCAGTATCCACTCGTAGCTACTGGCTCTCACTTCCTCTATCCCCACACAAGAATGCTTGCCTATATGAATCACTCTGACACTCCTAACTATGATGGAGTCAACGATAAGACATTAAGAAAAATCAAAGAAGGAGAAGAAATAACAGAGGATTATCGACTAATACCAGAGTACAAGAAAATATATCCGTGGCTTGCTAATTAAATAAGTGGTATAATATATATTGAAATGAAAACTTTTTCCCACAGTTGTATCAAGTGTTCGAAGCCGTATTCTGATTCAAATGAAGATGCCTATTACTGCGAGGAGTGTAATGTTGTGCGAATAGAATTAGCAAAGAAGATTGACTCTCAAAGAGTTAATCGACCCTCAGAGCAGGTAGTAGGAGGATTTGAAGCCTTTGAAGCTCTCGCAACAGCAAAAGGAGGAAAGAGAGGAAATGCGTTGTTTGTAAATGCCCGTGATATGGGGATATTCTAACTATGAAAAACACAACCAAGAAAGTTATTGCAGTACCCGTAGAAGTACCCGTAGAAGCCCCAAAACTGGGCTATACGGCAACTGTTAAGCTGTTAGGTAAGATGTATACCGCCACAGGAGAAACAGCGAAAGAAGCTCTTGCAAGCCTTATGCCTCAAGGAACAGCCAGAGGAATGTCAGTCCTTACCGTCAAGAATGCAGAGATTGAAAGGATAAAGGTGTTGAACAGAATGCAAACATTTAATCTTTTTAGTCGTTCAAGAATAAACAGAGAACGCTCACTAAAAAACATATTCACCTTATTTAACTTCTAATGACACCATCAATTTACAAATATATTAAGAAAGAGGAGGCAAACTTTGAAACCGATGAGGTACAAGTGGGCGATAATTGGGTCTGGAACTTCAGAAATCACGTTCAGCTCATCATGCACCTCAAGAATGGGGTGTTCTTCACAGGAGAAAACAACTGGCTTCGTTCTTTCAAGAACATCATGGAGCCTATTCTAAACCTCTCATACTGGACAGAGGACATTGACGTAAAAGACGTTACGTTCTTCATAGAAAGCAAGGGGGGAAGGGTGCTATCCTTCTTGATTAAGAAATACCACGATGAAGTATATGTACGAGAGCATGACATTGACACACTCTTTGACCAGATAACAGAGAGCGACCTTGATTATGGAGGTGCATTGGTACAAGCAGGACTCAACACACCAGAGTTGCTACACCTCA